CCGTTTATGCTGCTTTGTGGAATGAAATAGGCACTACATTCGGAGTGGGAGATGGTTCAACTACCTTTAACATACCAGATCTGAGAGCTGATTTTATTAGAGGTTGGGATGATTCCAGGGGAGTTGACTCTGGTCGTGTTTTTGGTAGTTTTCAGGCACACGCTCTCCAAGAACATTCCCACTTTGTTGGTTCTGGAATAGGTGGTACTACTACTTCTGGTAATAGATATGCAGGAAACTCAGCACAAGAATCAGGACCAGTAAGGAATGCCAATGCTGCGTCAGAAACCAGACCCAGAAACACTGCTTTATTACCAATAATTAAATTCTAATAGGACGGAAAATGAAAATTTACAACTACCACCCAATCACAAAAGAATTTTTAAACGAGTCGGAGGCAGATAAAGATCCCCTTGAAAAAGGAAAATACCTAATTCCAGCTAATTCAACCACTATCCCTTTAGAAGTAAAACCAGAACCAAATAAAACAATAGTTTTTAAAGATGATTCTTGGGTTCTCGTTGACGATTTTCGTGGGAAAGTTTTATGGGAAAAGGAAACAGGCCAAAGAATAAAAATAAAAGATCTTGAAGTCGCACCAGATTTTGAAAAACTGACAGAAGTTGAACCACCTATGGATGTTTTCTCTATTTGGGGAGAGAAAGGTTGGGAAAAACAAAGAGTACCAGCAAATGGATTCGATTTAATAAATTTTATCAATACGTCAAAAAATAAAAAATTATCGGACGAGGAATCTTTTAATTTGGTTGAAAAATTAGCTCCGTTCTTTATT